TTTTGGCATGATTCACCCCAGATGATAATGGTGACGCACCCCTGAAGATGCGCCACCATTATACCACTACTTACACACCGAAACCCTGACCGGACATCATCGGGTTGAAACATGCGTAAGCAGGCAGAAGGTCAAAACGAATCTTCTGGCTGTTAGCATCACCTGATGAGTATTTGCTGATGCGTATGCTCATACCGTCAGAGGTAGTTGCAACAGTATCAGTCGAGTACAGTTTTGGCAGCTTAACAGTTCCCATGCCAAATGCTTGCTTGGCGTAGAACAGGTTGGGTTGGTACAGAGTTGCTGTAGCAGACACGATTGTAATCACCGCGCCGTTAGCAGGAGCAGCAGTTACAGTGTTGTACTGACCAGTTGCTTCGTAGATTGCAGGGCCAGCCACTACGAGTGTGCCTTCGCCTGATGCACCCAAAGTAACGTCAGCAGTCACAACACCAGTCCACGCAATGTTTGCGCCTGTTGCACTAACCATCGCTTGACGGGTAGAGCAGTTCAGACGGTTGACAGACGCAATGGTCACCAGTTCGCCAGCCTTCACAACCATGTTTGCTTGGAACCCAGTGACCGCCAAACTCTGGGTCATTGTGTCCTTAGCAGTAACATAGGTTGCGTCAGGTGCAGAACTTAGCGTACCAGCACGATCTGCACCAGAGCTTGATGTGAAGCTCGCCATTGTGGTTGCAGACAATGCACGAAGACCACCAAAGTTGGTGCTGATCTGGGCATTCTCCCACGCTGTACGAATCAGGCTATCAACAGAGTTCAAACCTGACTGTGCAGAGGCCAAGGCCGCTGTGGTGAACGGGTTCATCAGGTAGTAGCGGTCAGTGCTGGGATCAACGCCAATCGCGTCCAGAGTCGCACCAGCGCCTGCTACATCAGACCACGCATCTACAGCAGTACCGTGAGTACCATAACGCAGTGAAGAGTTCTTCAGCATGAAGGATGCGAAGTCCAGTTCGAGGTCGGTCACAATGCGACGAGCCATCGGAGCCAGGATGTCCTCAAGCTGGTCTAGTTGCAGAGCCTCTTCCACGTTGCCCCATTCGGTAGCAGCAGTGAAGTAGTTCTGGACAGTACCAGTTGCCTTACCAGCAATGATCTCGCTCTTGGTAGACGAAGAGATGTCACCGCCAGAAGTGCGGATGGTCTTGTAGTCATGGGGACGCTTGAAGTCCACAGTGCTACCAGATGACGGGTTGAACTTGTCAGCCAGAAGCTGAGTGTCAACAGTCTTTGTGATTACCCGTGAGTTCTCAAAAGCATCAAGGAACACACGGGCGACCTTACGGGTTACGTTACTGCTTAAATTATTAGCCATTTTCTCACCTATTCAAATGTTGCCCCCTTCGGCCCTTTCGGTTTGACCTGTATGCCTGATGGCTGAGGTCTGCGAACTGGATCAGGAGCGTTAGTAAACTTTGGTTTAAGGGCAGCAGCCTTCGACTTGATCTCGGTAGCAATCATGACCGCAGCTCTGGTTGGATGCATGTTCCGCAGACTGTCTAAAAGACCAATGTTCTGCGAAAGATACTTGGTGATCAGTGGGCCGTGATCATCCTCTAGGATGTACTGCACCAATGAATCTTCAATTCCAAACTGACCTACAATCGATCCTGCTGCCTGAAGTTCCTCGGCTTTGACTCCAAGGGTTTTAGCCCTCTGAGCGTAGCTTTGTACCTTCTCAACTAAAACCTCTTGCTGCTTTTGTGCTGCCTCCTGAGCTATTTGCATCTGCTGGTTTTGCAACATTTGCATACGCATATCATAGGCAGCAGCGGATATCAGTGCCTGCTCTCTGTGCATGATCTGCCGCTTATACTCATCGTCTGAAAGAGCAAACGGGTCAGGCAGAGCCGGTACGTTAGGCCGCGACTGAGTTACAGGACGCTCGATTTCTTCTAGGCGCTTTTGCAGTTGTTCCGCTTTTCGCTCCATCTCTCGAATCTTAAACGTCTTCTTGCCAATCGCTTCGTCAAAGATGCGTTGCTGCTTCTCAGTAAAGATCGGTTTATCGTGAGTCTCCTCACTATCCGTTGACGATTCGGAATCTTCCTCAACATCTTGTTCAGTGTCGGGCTGATCTTCAGTTTCGTTAGTTTCAACTGGCTCCTGCTCTTGTTCTTCAGGAGTGTCATCAAAATCATAGTCGGCTGGTTGCGTCATAGTTTGCCCTTATAGGTGAGATGCCCAGAAAAGGTCTGGTGGCCTGTATACAATTTAACACTGTTCGTCAAAAAGGACAATAGTTAGCGGTTTTTGCCACTTATTGCTTCTATTAGCGCACAATTCTGGCAGAGCATAAATGTTCTAATTTATTAATTTCTATGCAATAATGGTTGTTTACGAGGATCAAATATGAGTGACCATCAGCTCTTGAATAAATACTGGAACACCTTTGGTCATCTTGACCTTGAGCCAGGTGAGATTCTTGATAAAGATGATATTGTCGGTTCTAACGCTTTTACCGAAAAAGACGCTGACAGATTAATTATTCTCCTTTCAATGTCTTCAGATAGTCTTGAATCCCTTGAAGCCATTGTTCATTAGCCATCTGGTAGTCTTGCGCTGACCCTGCCAATTGCAGAGACCTATACGGGCCTTGTTTCGTTGCCCTTGCTTGCGCTGGGTCTTTAAACATAACATTCCAAGGAACCATTTCATCAGTGATTGCCAGCCCTTGTCTTGCTGGTATCACAGTATTGTATGACGCATTCATTGATCTGTTTCTTTCTAGGTCTCTTGGATCAGTGTATTTGGAAAGCATTGCCCTATACCCAGAAAACCCAACTGGCTGATCGCGCAAATTAGGGTCATTGATTGCCGAATAAACATCACTCATTATTGGCGCACCCTGATTTTGCATCTCAACTGAATCTAATGCGCTAATGAATGCTTTTCTTTTATTGCCTGCTGTTGGGCCTTTTGGCGTATCTGTTGCCAAGTAGCTCATTAACTGTTGGGGACTTTCATACCCAGGCCAGTCTTTAGCAACGCCCACAGTATCTCCTTTGTCTCGCATTGCTTTCATTTTTTTATTCAGTATTTGTGCGCCATCTTCAGTTAGGCCGCCAACACTATCAATGTATCTTAATGCAACAGCAGATGCGGATTCAGAAAAGTTTGAACCAGGGTGACCCATGCTCATGTACATTAGAACTGGCTCTTGTCCGGTTAAATCTGCAACCTCGTTAACATGAATTTGCTTTGTCCTTGCAGCATCTTCCATGCTCATCCAATTACCCCATCTGTCTAGATGCCTTGGGCCTCCCTCGACAAGATACGGGTCAATATCTACTCCAGCGACTCTTGAAACTAAAGCCCTGTTAGTCCTGTCGGCAGGCAAAGTAATTATTGGCCTTCCTAAAAGCTGTTCATAATTAGCAGATTGTATGAATAGGTCTTCAGGAGATGTAACAACACCGCCAAGTAATCTTGCATCTTCTCTGCGCTTAATCACGGGATCATTTTGATATTCTTGAACCCTGCGGTTAAAAGTTCCAGAGGATATTGTTTCTGGCCTCACATTTGGGTCTACCTGCGCCATCAAAGGAGATTCGCTGTACCCCTTCGGATTTATAGTGTCCATTACAGGCAGCTCTATGCGCTCGCCAGCTCTCGCTGTTTGCACCACATCGCCAAACCCTTCAACAATGTCTCCAGTGGCTCTGCCAGCTTTAATTAATCCACCAGCCAGAGGCAGCACACTAATACCGCCTAACGCCATGCCAAGCAGGTCATCATCACGCCTTGCCCGTTCAAAGTCTCTGAACCCTTGCGCTGTTCCAATGCCTGGCGCAAACCCCATGCCTATGTCAGCAAGCGTCTCGCCCAAGCTCATATCCTGTGGCGTGTCTAATGACGCAAACCTTCGCGCTCGATCAATCATGCCCATGTTCTGCGGTACTGGTGCAATAGGCATTTGACCCTGCTGTGACAGGATGCGATCCCTTGCGCTCGGTAACAATCTTCGTAGTGCTGACTCAGCCATGATTAATATTCCTCGCCCTGTTCTTTTCGCCAATTATTCAATAGGTCTTTCTTCTTCCTGCGGCATAAGCTGGCGTAGTGCTGACAAACTAATTGTGCCGCCTGCTGCTGTAGCCAATAGGTTGGCAGAGCCTCGCATAGCTGGGTCAAAGGCTGCGTTAACAGAACGAATGTTGGATGGGTTGAATACCACGGTTGAACTTGTCATGTCTCCTGATGCCAAATTGTCAGGGAATGTGACCGAGTCATAGCCCCTTCGAGAGAATGCGTTTAAAAGGTCGTTTTGTGCTTTTCTGCCATACGTTTGATAAAAGTCTCCATCTGTAAATACATCAAAAGCATTGTCAACCTCATCGGCATCTACAATCGAACCAATCACATCCATCAATTCTTTCTTTTGCCCTTCGTTCATGCTGCGAAAGTTGGCGTTAAAGTTGTTTCCTTTGTTTATCAAGTATTCTGCTGAACCGCCAAACGGCCCTTTAGAGAAAATTTCTTCTGTTAATGCACTTTCCGGTGCGAAATATGTGCCGCCGTATTCTTTCTTAAATTCATTTTGTATAGGAATGCCAAAGCCTAGAGCTTCTTCAGCTTGTGGAGACCCAGCAAATACTTCGCTGCTTGAGTGTCGCAGTCTATCTGTGTAACCCTGCTCTGCCGCCCTCTGCATCCTAGCATCAGTGGACATATCCATAGCGCCTTCTAACGGACTTGCAGTGCCTCTTGCCGCCCTTGCCGCAGCATCGCCAACCAATGGAACCATGCCAAGCGTTGCAAGACCTGTGAGGATAGCAGCCTGCCCCATGTTGCCCTGCCGGTAAGCATCTCTTACCTCGTCAATAGCTAGGGCATCACTGACAACCGGCGTGAAATCAGCAAAAAACCTGCCTGCACCCATTACCGATTCAGCGCGTCTTGTTGCCTGCGCTCGCCTGGCTGGGTCTTCACTGCTGCCGCCAAACATGTCATACATGGTGTTAAACGCTTGGCCTCTAAATGTCTCTTGCGGCATAGGCGCAGTAGGCATCTGACCCTGCTGTGAGAGGATGCGATCTCTTGCGTTTGGTAACAATCTGCGTAGTGCTGACTCGGCCATGATTAATACTCCTCATCCTCTTCTTTTGCTTCCCAAGCCTGACACACTCGCAGGTTATGGCAGACAAACTCAAACTTGGTGCAGTAGCCTCGACCTCCTCCATCAGCGTCATACTCATCCTCTGGCACTACTTCCATCATCTCCAGTTTCTCAGGAGAGTTGTTAAAGTATTCACAGTTGCCGCACATCTGTCTGCGAGCCTCGGCTGGCTTTACGCTCCACGCCCTAGCCATCATGCGGTAGTAGTCAGTGTTGTCGCTGATTGTTTCCTCTGGGCCAAACTTCCAGTTCTCAATCACGTTGGCGCGATTCTCTCGGTTGGTCTTAGCAGTGAATGGCTCTTCCTGCTGGATAATAATGGTCATGCCTTCTAATGGGTTCACTTGTTATCTCCTAAACGGATTGAGTGCGCTGACGATCTTCAACTGGTTGTCGATCTGTTTGCCCTGAGTATCGACTGTATCCTTCTCAATACTGGCCCCAGCCTGTTGAGCTTTGATCTGTGTGTTCATGCGCTGAGTCTGTGCGTTAAATGTTTCCAGTTGCAGTGCGGCCTGATCAGCCTGATTACTGAGCTGCATCTTCTGCGCCTCAAGTTGAATCTTGGCGGTTTCCAGTTGCAGCCTCTGAACCTCTACTTGCGCTTGCATCTGCTGTGCTTGCGCCTTAGCCATCTCAGCCTGAGCCAGTACCATTGCTGGGTCTTGCTGCTGCTCCTGACCCTGTGCGCTCTGCTGTAGCTGCGCGATCTCTTCCTCAGTCATCTGTGACTGCGGTATCAGACCCTGAGACATCATCTGGAGACGCTTGCGCTCACCGATCTGGGTAGCTGCACTTGTTGGGATAGCGTTAAGCAGGATGTCTCCAGCCATGCCAATGATTGACGGATCGACCTTGGCAATCTCGATAATGGTCTCAATGGTTTCCTGCTGACGATTTCGGAAAGATGCGCCAGCTCGACAGGTAACACTGTACTGACCCTTTGTAAGATCGTTCAGGGTAATGATCTCACCTGACTGGTTGTCAATGACCGGCTCGTTGAGAACCTGCATTTCTGTTGAGCCATCTTCGTAAAGCAGCCTGACCGTTCTCTGCGCGTCATAAACCTTCGGGATAGCCTTAACTAACAGGTCACCAGTGGCCGCAATAGCAGACTCAAGCGCCCTGAAGTATTTAATCGTGCCGTTGTCGCCCTTGCTCTGTAGGCGCTCAATTGCCACGCCCGATTGTAGGCCAGGGTTATCGCCCATACTGGCAGCAAACATTCCAGCAGTCTGACCAATGATCTGACGCATTGACTCGCTGATCGTGCGTAAGCCTGGGTTAACCTGCGCCCCGCCCTGTTGCTGTGGTGCGCCTGGCATCTCTGGATCGTTGTTGTAGAACTGGACTGGATCAGAGTTGGTGTTCAGCGTAGCCAGTGTATCTTCATGCCCAGCAGCCTGCGTTAGAGTCATCCAGTATTTAGCTCTTGGAGCCAGTGCGCCTTCCTCGATCTCTCTTGATAGGCTGTAGTTCAACACACGCTGGGGATCAAGTAGCTTTTCAACCACACCCCAATAGATGGTCTTGTTTTCAACAATTTTGAAGTTGCCGTAAACAGGGATGATTGGGATGCGATCAAATATGGTTTCTTCTTTCTCTTCTAGCCAGTTGGTCTGATCAAAAAAGTGTGAGCAGACAACAGTCTTGTACGCGTCACGCCGTCTAACCTCTTCGATGCCCAGTGCCGTTAGCTCGTCCTTGACCTTTTCAAAGTCATCGTCAATAGAGTAGACAGCGCCATTGCTCATCAGCACAAGCTCACATGCCTGCTGTTCAGTGTAGAAGAGCTGACCTACAACAATAACCTCAGCCTTGTCGTAGTATGCATCGCCCTCTCTATCGATTGAGACGGATGCCTGAGAGCCTTCTGGGTATCGCTTCATGTATTCGTTAGCTGACATAGCATGGAGCAGGAACCCGTACTGAGCGTCAGACTTGTCTTGCAGGTAGGCAGCAGGGTCAAACCATACCCTATCAATAAAGTTAGCCACCGGCTCGATTACTAGGTCTTGGTCAAACGACTGTGGGTCAGTGTACTTGTGCGACACCATCCAGCCATCGTAGCCAGCCGTTGCCATGCCACGGCCAGCGTTGATGTAGATGTCCTTGGCTCGACTCATGGCTTCAATGTTTCTGACCAGACCATCAATGACCATTGCCGTTTCTTTGGATGCTGGGCCAGACATTGGGCTGACCTTGATGTCAAAGTCTGCCTGCTCGATCTCAGCAGTCACTTGATCAACAATCGGGTTAACCATGTCAAAGGTGTATCTTGGCTTGCCGACATTGTTCGTCCACCAGTAGGGTTCCCACTGACCATCGCGCTTATCGCAGAACAGGTTGGCCTCACGCGCTTTCTCACGGTTATCGTGATCAGCCTCCTGTGCAGCAGAAAGTAAGTTCAGGACTGTTTGATGACTATCAAAGTCAATCTGGTAATCAGTCTCTGTGTATTTAGCCATCATGACCACCCTTTAAATTTGATCGTTGCGACCTTCTCCAACTTTGGTTTTGGTCGGTACATTGCCATCATTAGTGCATCGCCCATGTTGGGTGACGGTATCTCGTATGGCTTCTTCGCCATCTCAATCTTGCTCATGATCTGTATTTTACCACTATTTGTACGTTTAAGCGGTATCCTGCATACCTCAGACCTTAACTGATCCAGCTTGTCAATGCTTGATGATAGCGAGATCATCTCATCAGGATCAATGTACTGCCCCTTTGATACTGCACGATGGGTGGCCTCGAACCTACTTCGTAGCCTCCACCAATACTGCGCTCGCTTGTTGGTAAAGGTCTCACGGTTAGACTTTGATCGTTGCGCCCCGCCCTCAAACGATGCTGCTTCAGGGTCTTCTGGAGCCTCTGAGCCTTTATACATCACATATTCAACTTTCTTGTTCTCCAACGCAGCATCAACCTGGCGCTTAAGACTTACTCCCAATCCATCACAGTCCCAGACAAAGTAGTCAGCACGATCACTGAGTGCTAAGTCTAACGCCCAGTCCATGCCATCAGCAGACTCGCCTGTAACCTTCTCAGTGACGTTTAAAACCACGTTGCCATGTCTGACTGCGTAGCCCTTAGAGTCGCCACCAGTGTCGCTAGGATCGTGACTGGCAATGATTGCACCCTCGGCCTTCCAACCCAGCTTGATATGGGAGTCGATGGCTGACTCAAACCAGTCAACAGGGATGATGGTGTCCTCAACCTCATCATAAAACTCACCGAGCCAGATGTGCCTGTATAAAGCTGTCGTCAGGTTAGCCTGATCGTATGCCCTTTCCTGCTCAAGCACTGCTGGGAAGAATGGATTGTCGTTGTAGTTGATCCAGATGATTAGGTGCATATCATCTTCGTAATAACCTTCTGATCTAAGTTGCTTCTCAAAAGGCTTGATGAATCTTTGGCTGAACGGGTCGGCTATTGATCTTGGGTTAGCAGTCATCCAGATTTCAGAGTCTTCTACCCGCAGCGTTGGCGTTAAAGCCTTGAGACTGTCAGAGCTAATGGTCTGAGCCTCTTCTACCCAGAACCTCTTGAAGCCGTACATGGACTTGATGCCTTCAGGGTTCCTTGCCAATCCTCTGAACTTGAATACATCCTCACCGCCATACTGTATAGCGTTAGCCTGGACGTTGAAGCCTTGCAGCCCTAGACGCTCAATCTCTCCGCTTAGAAGAGAGAGTACCGAGTCATCCATTGTTACTTGGTATTCGCGGAAGCAGGCTGTCTTGATACCCTTGGTCTGGGCATCCATTAGACAGATGTCGCCTACCGATTGGCTCTTGCCTGAACCTCTTCCACCTATGAGAATCTTGAAGCGTTTTGGCTTGTTGATCAGAGGTAGTAGTTTACTTGGCAGTGTCATTTCGGGCATCGACAACCCTCACTGTCCACTCGGTTTTGATGGCTCCACCGTCTGCGCCTGTTAGCTCTTGCTCTGTCTTGTCCTTCCATCCAAAGTTGTTCTTTAGACTGAAGATTGACCCGACTGGTGACTGTTGGTGTAGCCTTTTCTCTAAGAACATTTCGACTCTTTGCTTTGCTCTTTTTATAGTCGCATAAAACTCTTCGTTCTCTCCGTACCTTCTGAGAGATTCTGTATTCATATCAAGATGATACGCTAGTCCTGAGATTAGCGGAGGATTGTCGTCATCGCAAGCTGCAAAGTAGCTGTCTATTTTAGCCTGCATCTCTTCGACTGATTTGAACTTTAGTGGTCTGCCGCCTGGCATTACTCGTACCGCGCTGCTTTTGGCTTGGACTTCTTTGCCACGCTCATTGCTATTGCTACTGCCTGCTTCTGTGGTTTGCCAGCAGCCATCTCTGTCTTAATGTTCTTGCTGACCGTTTTCTTTCCGTAACCCTTCTTCATTGGCATACATTACCCCTATTAAAAAACGCCCCATGTTTCAGGGGCGATAAAGGAACCACACACACAACAGGAAACGCCAGTCGGATTCTGGCCTCCTGATTGTACCGCTTTAATCAAAAAGCTGCATCATAGATTTACCCTATCAATAACCTGCTTACCTATTTAAACGATTGTGCAATATTATATTGCACTGCAATACAGTTGTGTTAAAGTAACTACATCGGCAGCACAAATCGGCCGGACAATAGAGGGTAAAAAAATGAAAATAGTCGGAAAAGAAGTTGATTTTATGATGGTAGCTCCTGAAGTGCTGCCAGAAGATGCTCGCAGATGGCATCCAGTTTCAGAGATTGTGGGCACGGTTTACATGGTTACGGAAAAGGTAGGCCATGTAGTTGTATCTGGCTACGAAGCCGGAACTCATGACGGCATGAGAGATGGCGCTAACGGAGGGTTTGAAAAGTTTAACTCAATCGTCAGAATTTATTTTGACGAAGCAGGCTTAAAAGAAGCAGGCTACAAGCTCCCGCAAGCTCCTTTACCCGCGCAGGAAAAGAAAACCTGCAAAACTCACGGATGCCCTTCAGGGTTTCACATCTGTACAAAATACGCATAAACCAAACCACGGCCACGGACGGCCATCAACACAGAGGATAAGAAAATGGCAAATTTCGCAGCAGTCAACAAAGCACTCAAAACCGCTTACCCAGCACTGGACATTGAAGTGATGCGTGGAGAAGGTTATGTCTACTTCGGCGGTGATGACGGGTTCGACAAGATTGACTCGATCTTCGTCCACCCAACCAGCACTAGCACGGCAGACCTGACGCGATTCGTGATCGAATCGGTCTCAGACCTAATTTAACCAACCGGCCACGGACGGCTACACACTAGGAAATAAAATGAACAAAGATAAAGCAATGACAGCAACATCACTCAGAATGCCTGATGGCCTGCTCAGACTGGTCACAAAGGCAGCGCATAAAATGGAAATGAGCCGCACCCAGTACATCACTGATGTGCTTCAAGCCGCAGTTAACAAAACATTGGAGATTAAAAATGACACCACGACAAATTGATGCCATCTGTGGTGTTCTTACTTGTTTGATCTGCGCTGGCATGTTCATGCTGGTGTTGCTATGAATAACTACAAAATACACCTTGGCGATTGTATCGACTCTATGCGCCAGATGCCCGATCAGTCTGTGCATTGCTGCGTGACTAGCCCCCCATATTTCGGATTGCGTGATTACGGCCATGATGGGCAAATAGGTCTTGAGCCAACACCAGAGGAATTTGTTGCAAAGCTGGTCGAGGTATTTCGCGAGGTGCGCCGAGTGCTTCGAGATGATGGCACTTTATGGTTAAACCTTGGGGATAGTTATGCTGCACAGCGAGGCGGTACACACCAACCAGCAGAGACTCTTGCTGGTGGCAAAGGTGGAAAAACTCAAAGTGGTGATCGCGTCAACCGGGATAGGCATGACGGATATAACCCTACCCGCAACGCTCAAGCCATTGGCCTCAAGCATAAAGACCTCATCGGCATTCCTTGGCGAGTAGCCTTCGCTCTTCAGTCTGACGGCTGGTATCTGCGTCAGGACATTATCTGGCACAAGCCAAACCCCATGCCTGAGAGCGTCACTGATAGATGCACCAAGTCACATGAGTACATCTTTCTGCTGTCCAAGTCTGCCAAGTATTACTATGACAACGAGGCCATCAAGGAGGAGGCGCAGAACTGGGGAACTAGAGATCGGTCAGCAGGCAAGTACACATCTGGTGATGTGCCAATCTCAGGTGGAGCGCACAAAGGACTTCAGGGCAAAGATGATGAGGAAAACCCTACGCGCAATAAGCGCAGCGTCTGGACAGTCACCACAAAGCCGTACAGCGGAGCGCACTTTGCGACCTTTCCGCCCGACTTGATAGAGCCTTGTATATTAGCTGGCTGTCCTGAAAATGGCACAGTCATAGACCCTTTTGGCGGTAGCGGAACAACTGCTGGCGTTGCGCTGGCAAACGGAAGAAATGCAATTCTGTGTGAATTAAACCCTGCTTACAAGCCATTGATAGTTATGCGTGTGGCAGATTTAAGAGCAAAAAACATAGAGATGGCAATTTGATGCGCTGGCTTATGGCTGGCGCAGTTTTAATTCTGATAGCTTTCTTTTGTACTCTGCCTTGATGCGCTTGGCATCTTCAATCGTAAAACGCGCCTCTGAATTGTCGCATTCAATCCTATCCACTTCTGCCTGTCCTATTCGATTCAGCAATTCCCGCCTGTAGCTGATCAGATTTCCTGACAAGTGGTTATTACAAGAACTGCATTGTAAAAAAACTTGCGCCTCATCGAACCGCAGTTGCGGAGCAGCCTTGCGCGTCCTGTAGTGCCCGGCATGATACTGGATGCCCTGCTTGTTCGTGCCGCATGATATGCAACCCAGACCATGATCTCTTGCCCTGATGTATTGATTGAAGGCTGTCTGAGCCTCTGTCAGCCATTCTGTCTTGGTCTTGATCTTATCCTTGCGGGTCTTGGTTTCCTGCTTGTGCTGACGCTCTCTGGCCTCTTGAGCCTTGTCCATGCCATGCCCAGCCATGCAATCTACTGTGCAAAATCCTTTTGCTTGCCACTTGTCTGACAGCTTTGTTGTTGGCAGTGGTGTCCTGCATGACTGTCTGCGGCACTTTCTCACTGCTGTTTACTCGGCCACAAAGGTAGCGTGATCCCATGATGACCTGCGAACCGGCTGTGAATAACTTCGTAAACTTGATTATATTCTGGCCTGTATGCTTCAGTAGTGGATTGTTTACCAATTATGGCCTCTTGGACTGGCTTCCAGATGTTCTCCTTCACCGTGTGCTTTGACCAGGGGATAGTCCACTGCTTACCAGTTGGCAGGCTGACCACCATCTCAAGCCCTGCATTGTTTAACTCAATGGCTACCAGCTCACACCATAGGTGCAGGCTGGCATTCTGAGTATCGGTTCGCTGTTGACCAGTTGACCACTTAAAGCTGACGTATTTGTGCTTTTTGTACAACTCCGCAGCGTGAGCCAAGAAGCCTCCGAGTTTACTGTCAGAGTTGACTACCCACTGCTCACTCATAGCCAATACTCTGCAATGCGCTTGCCGTTGATCTTGATGAGTTGTGACTTGACCTCATGCCCAACGTCCCGCAGCTCCTGCACCCTTGCTGCAAGCCGAAAGCAGGCAAACAAGTTAAGTGCTTCTAGTGATGTCAGTTTGTTGCCTTTCTCAAGGTGCTTAAGTATCTGCTGTGTCTGTGTCATGGTGTGCGCTCCTAGTGTGACCAGCTACGGTCTGTTATCCGATCTATTATTGATGCCTGTGTTGGTTTAACTACCATCTGTTGCCTGTTTGCAGCCTCGTGCCGCCGTTCAAGTTCCGCTTTAATGTACTCCATTGTCGGAGCCTGCCAGCCCTTGTCGATTGATAGCTCAATAGCTCGATCAGCAGTGCAGTCCAGTTGCTGGGCGCACTTGCAAGCCTCAATCATTGCTCGTTCAAAGGCTCGTTGGGTCAGGGGCTTTTTAATCAGCTTACGATGTTCAACAAACTCAGCAGCAGCCTCATCTGATACCCCGTAGGTGTGTGCTTGTGATATGTCAATCTTCATCATAAGCTCGACTTACATAATTGATAAAGGTTTGACAGTAAAGTTTAGGAATACAGATTATAACTTCACGCCCTTCAATCGGGTTTTCCTGCGCTATGCAAATATCACCATTCAAGTTTGGATAAACCTTTATTTTTTCCCACCCAATGTGAATAGTATCGTCATCATCTTCTGTTGCTTCGATATCTTCTATTATTTCAGTCATTTTTATCACCTTTGTTTATTTTAGACATAGTTTCCCCTATTTCCCCCATGAAGGTATCCAACCATCATGCCGCATTAACGCTATTGCCAGCAAAGCCAGCAAGGTACTTTACAATCCCCCTGAGACAAGTCTCACGCAGCATCCTATCTGCGAATCGGTCAGCCAGTGGCTGCTTCATGGGCCAAGTTGACAAGGGTCGGTCAGAGCTTGGAATTTTGATTACCGTTTTAAGTGTCGGAACTCTGCGCGAT